ATGGACGGTTCACATCTTGCGGATCTACTACTAGAGAAGGGGTACAAAGTAGTCGGAGTAAAAAGGCGAAGCTCGACTAATAACGAGTGGCGAGTGAAACACCTCTCGGATGAGGCCAACTTCTCGATGGTGGGCGGAGACTTGACGGACTATGCCAGCTTGGTTCGCATTTTTAGAGATATCGGAAATGTAGATGAAGTCTATAACCTTGCCGCCCAGTCCCATGTGGGGGAATCGTTTAAGCAACCAGGAGTCACATGGGATATTACTGGCAAAGGCTGTATGAACATCCTCCAGTGCCTTGTTGACTTGAAGATGACACACGTCAAGTTCTATCAAGCGTCTAGTAGTGAGATGTTTGGGGCGAATTATGACTACGAAACAGAAGCATACGACGGAATAGACTCCAATGGACAACCTTACGGCGGAACCAGGATGTTTAAGAAGTACCAAGACGAAAACACGAAACACTTGCCACAAAGCCCTTACGCTATCGCCAAGTGTGCCGCCCACATGTCTGTGAGGCTCTATAGAGAGGCCTACGGCATTCATGCGAGTGCTGGCATCCTATTCAACCACGAAGGCCCTAGAAGGGGCGAGAACTTCGTTACAAAGAAGATTACGAAGTGGGTTGCAGAGTTTGATAGATGGTTTGAAGACCAAGACGCAGACGAAGTTGAACTTACATTCTCAGAAGACCACATTATTGCACCTAATTGCAGACGAATCTCCAAGCTGAGGTTGGGCAACTTAGAAGCAAAGAGAGATTGGGGCCACGCCAAGGACTATGTTAAGGCCATGCACCTGATGCTACAACAAGACGACCCTGATGACTATGTCATCTGTACAGAAGAGACGAGGTCCGTTGGGGACTTCCTAGATGTGGCCTTTGGCTGCATCAATATCCCAGACTGGAATAACTACGTGGTTATTGACCCAGCATTTTATAGACCCGCCGAAGTTGACTTTCTATTAGGTAAATGTTCAAAAGCAAGGGAAAAACTAAACTGGAAAAGAGAATACAGCTTCGACGACTTAGTCAAGGAGATGGTTAATTATGACATCGACCAAGCAAATGAAAAAGTATAACGTGACCATGAATTTCACGAAATTGTATCAGGCACTAAAGCCCTACATGCTTCGTGAATACAAGCCCATTCCTTCAATCGACAAGGACAAGAAGAAAATTTACGTGTGTCAGTTTAGTATGACCGCCAAGAGCCCTGACGACGCCTGTTTCTTGTCTATGAAAAATCTAATTTCACTACTTAGAGACCAAGATGTTCCAGAGCCCATTGTTCGAGACGTAAAGAACATAGTTTCCATCAAAAACCTAGAGGAAGCAAATGACTAAAAGAGACTGGGACGATCCTCAATACAAAGCTTGGAGGATGGCAGTCAAGAAGAGAGACGGCTGGGTATGCCAAATGCCCGGCTGTAACTCGAAGAAAGCTTTGAAGGCTCACCATATCATAACGTGGGCAAGAGCCCCATCCATGAGGTTCGACCCTGGAAATGGTCTTACTCTCTGTAGGAAGTGTCATGACTCAATTTCAAAAAAAGAGACTCATTATCAGCGAGTCTTCCTAGCAATTGCGAGAAAGAACAATGGCAAAAGCAAGTAAGCCAAAATACACAATTATTCAAGACACTAGAGAGCAACAAGGTTTGTTCTTCGGCCCCTACGACCAGTGCGAGGGAATGATTACTGAGAAGCTAGACACAGGCGACTATACCATTGAAGGCCTTGAAGACAAGATCTGCATTGAGAGAAAAGCGTCTGTTGAAGAGATCGCCATTAACCTGGGACAGAAGAAACACGCCTTCATGGCAGAAGTCAAGAGAATGGAGCCATTTGAACATAAGTTCCTAGTATGCGAATTTACGCTAGACGATGTTCTCAAATTCCCAGAGGGCACCAGGATTCCAGAAGCTAAAAAGAAGACCCTAAAGATCACTGGAAAGTATCTTATGAAGTCTCTCAATGAGCTTGCGATCTACAATGACATTCACGTTGTGTTCTGTGAAAACAAACATAACACCTTTATGTTCTTGAGCGGCCTATTCAAGAGGCTGCATGAGAAGTACACAGTAGGAAAAGTAAAATAATGAGAGAACTGCTAGAAGATCTTAATAATTTTTCCGTGGACTACAAGAATAGGGAGATTTTCGTTCACAGGTATTACAACAACAGTGAAGACGACGACATTGAGAACAAGATTAGTTCCATGTTCATCAAAAACCTACGTGCCCTAGAGCACAAGCCTGGACCTATCCTTATTCATCTAAATGCTGGTGGTGGTGGAGAGTGGGAAGAGGGGATGGCGATGTACGACGCGATGACTTTCGCAGAATCCTACATTACCGTTTTGATCTACGGATATGCCTGCTCTATGAGTAGTATTATCCCTCAAGCAGCAGATTTCAGGGTTATGATGCCCAACTCTTATATGATGTGCCACTACGGCTCAGAGGCCTTTGTAGGCAATCACGTCAACAATAAGAGATATTTTCGCTTCGCTGGCAAGCTAACAAAGAACATGATAGAGATCTACGCATCCAAGATGCAGTACGGCCCCTATTTCACAGAAAGATACGAGTCAGACATCGCCCATAAGTATGCAACAACATATGTTCAAAAGAAAATGGAAGAGGGCGACTGGTATCTTAACGCAGAGGAAGCTGTTCATTATGGACTAGCAGACGAAATCCTAGGATCAACAGACTACCCTAATATCGCAGCACTAAAAGACAATGGCTAAAAAGAAAAAACAACTAAAGAAAAGCGAAGAGAAACAACTAGAGATTCAGCTAAAGAAGATTGAAGAAGCTTGGCTAGGGCTAGGTGAGATCAACGACGACGAACTCTTTAATCCTACTGACTTTATTAAGCCAAACAGGGACGACTTTCACCTTAGGCTGAGCTATCTAATGTCTCGCCCTGAGTATTTCTCGTTCATGTGTAAGGAGCTACTGAATATCCAACTGCTGCCCATGCAGTGTTTGTTCCTTGACGAACTATGGAAACGTAAATTTCCCATGCTTATCGCTAGTCGTGGTTTTGGTAAGTCTTTTGGTCTTTCTTTATATGCCATTATCCGAGCACTACTGCTAAATGGTCGTAAGATCGTGATTGTAGGTTCGGCTTTCCGTCAGTCTAAGGTTCTGTTTGAATACATGGAGACGATCTGGCGTAATTCGCCGCTCCTTAGAGATCTATGTAGTGAGGGCTCAGGGCCTAAGAGAGAAGTTGACCGTTGCGTCATGAAGATTAACGATAGCGTTATCACCTGTTTACCCCTTGGAGATGGCCAAAAGATTAGAGGCCAAAGAGCTAATGATATTGTTGCTGACGAATTTGCTTCAATTCCTAGGGACATTTTTGAAAACGTTGTTGCTGGCTTTGCGGCTGTTAGCTCTAGTCCTATTGAGAACGTTAGACGGCTGGCTGCTGAGGTTATGGCTAAAGATCTTGGTATCGAACTTGAAGAAGAACAGATTATCGAAGGCAAGCAGGCTGTTGCTAACCAAATCATTCTGTCTGGAACGGCGTATTACGAATTTAATCATTTCGCTGAATACTGGAAGAAATGGAGACAAACAATCAAGTCAAAAGGACACCCCAATAGACTAAGCGACATTTTTAATGGAGAAGAAGTGCCAGAGACTTTTGATTGGACTCAATATTCTATTATTAGAGTGCCCTACGAGCTTTTGCCTAAGGGCTTCATGGATGCTGACCAAGTTGCTAGATCTAAGGCCACTGTCCACAAGGGTATTTACTCTATGGAATTTGGAGCCGTGTTTACTAGAGACTCACAGGGGTTCTTCAAGAGAAGCCTTATCGAGTCCTGCGTACCCTCTCCAGAAAACGTAATCAAGGACCATGCAAATGAAGGCAAAGAGATTTCTTTTGAGCCTATGCTTATGGGCGACCCTAAAAAGCGTTATGTTATGGGCGTTGACCCTGCGTCTGAGAATGACAACTTTAGCATTGTAATCTTAGAAAGGAACCTTGGCCATAGGAAGATTGTGCATTGCTGGACAACAAATAGGTCTCAACACAAAGAGTTTAAGAAGTCTGGCTGGTCTACAGAAACCGATTATTACGCATTCTGTGCTAGAAAGATCAGGGACTTGATGAAGCGATTTAACACCGAGCACATCGCCTTGGACGCCCAAGGTGGTGGTATCGCCATTATGGAGGCTCTGCACGACGAGGACAAGCTTGAACCGGGTGAGCAGCCCATCTGGCCTACTATCGACGAAGACGACGAGAAGGACACTGACGACGAGCAGGGGCTACATATCCTTGAGATGTGCCAGTTTGCCAAGTACGACTGGTATGCAGAAGCTAATCACGGCCTAAAGAAAGACTTTGAAGACAAGATGCTTATCTTCCCTAAGTATGATGGTGCGAGCCTAGCATTGTCCTTAACAGACGACGAACTTACAGGTAGAACCTATGATACCATGGAAGACGTAGTCTTAGACATTGAAGACTTGAAAGATGAACTGTCCATTATTGAGATAACCGCTACGCCTAGTGGTAGAGATAAGTGGGACACGCCGGAAGTCATCATCGGCGTTGGCAAGAAGAGCAGAATTAGGAAGGACAGGTATTCCGCCCTCCTAATGGCCAATATGGCTTGTAGAACGCTAGATAGGGCACCAGCCCCATTGGTCTACGCCTCCTATGGAGGATTTGCTAATACCAGAGCTTACTCCAAGAAAGAGAAGAAGGGGCAGCTTATGAGTGGGCCTAATTGGTACACCCAGGGCATGAAAGACGTTTACGGTTAGTCGCCATTGTAGTTTTGAGGCACCACTTTCATTCCGCCGTTTACGTCTGGTCTGAGTTTAGTGCCTGGGAGAAACGAGGAAGTCTCTGCAACAGAGTATGTTCCGTCGATGTTTCTTTGTTGAGTGGTAAATTGCACGAGACATCCAACACTCTTAATTTCCATAGCCTTGGCGGATTTCATCCAGCCCTGCTCTTCGCTACTTGCTTTGCAAAGTATCTGCATAGTGTCGCCATTGCCAACTACGACAATGTCGCTGACCTTCTTCTTCGCGTCTTCTACGCTAACTACACTAAGGTTTTTTTCTTGTGGATCTGCTGCTTTTCTGATTGCGGTCTTCTTCTTAGCCATTGTGACTCCTATCTGATTGTTTGTGTTCTGAGGAAGTTCCCTCATACTCTATTATAGCTGAAAACACGTAGAAAGACAACTTTTTTCTTAAATGTGTATAATCTAACTGTAATCCGAATACTTAAACACGCAGAATTGGTGGCAACATGACAGAAAACGAAACTACTTGGAGTGAAAACTATGGCTCCACTGCGAAGGCTATGGCTATTCACGAAGAGAACAATGGTTCCTACACTGGAGTCTACAAAGGCTCAAGTGCTGCGTCACACAGGAGTTACGCTGCTCCACAACAACAGAATATAAGCACGAAGCCATCTTACGGAAGGTCGGATTACGAAACCTTTCGCCCAGACTCGGCTGTCTCTCAAGATAAGAGACGCATGATTAGAGATTGTGTGAACGCATACAAGAACGTCGGATTGATTCGGAATGTAATTGATTTGATGGGCGATTTCGCTTGTCAGGGTGTCTCTTTGGTACACCGAGACAAAAGTGCCGAAAGCTTCTTCCA